GGAGGGTAACATGGAGGAAAATAGTATTTAACTGTGGCTGACGTAACAAACTACACTATTGAAAATGCATCTGGAGCGAATGTAAGAACTGACCTTAATAATGTTTTTGCTGCGATCCAATCAAGTAATTCAAAATCATCTGATTTAGCTTCAAGTCAATGTGTAGCTGGTATGCTTTTTTTAAATACCACTACAAATATTTTAAAAATTAGAAACTCAAGTAATGGTGCTTTTACTGAGATAGGAAATATAGATCAAGCTAATTTAGGTTTGTTATCAAAAGCTGGCGGTACGATGACAGGTCCGTTATTAATAGATGATTCTTCAAGTGCTTCTACTCCTGCATTATCTTTTGATTCGGATACAGATTTAGGTTTATTTAGAAAATCTGCCAATGTGATGGGATTTTCTTCTAGTGGAACAGAACAGATGATATTTGATGCTAATGGCTTAACGCTCCAAGCACAGAATGATCTTAGGTTTGCTGATGCTGATAGTAGCAATTATGTAGGATTTCAAGCACCAGCTACAGTTTCTTCTAATGTTGTATGGACTTTACCTGCTACTGACGCTGCTGTTTCTGGATATGCCCTTGTATCAGATGCTTCTGGAACGCTAAGTTGGGCTGCTGCTGGAGCAGGTGCTCAAGGTGCTGGCGGTGATAATATTTTTTGGGAAAATGACCAAACAGTAACGCAGAGTTATACTATTACTAATGGACAAAACGCTGGCAGCTTTGGTCCGATTACTATACAATCAGGGGTAACAGTTACAGTTGGTGCTGGTGAAACCTGGACAGTCGTTTAAATTATGAGCACATTAAAAGTAAACAGCATAATTCCAGTTGCAGGTGTCCCAACAGGTGGTGGTGGTGGAATAACTCAAATAAAACAAACAGTAAAAAAAGATGTTTTTTCTGCAAGTTTAGCTACTGGTGCTGTATCAGGTGATGTAATTACTGTAAGTATTACTCCTACAAGTTCAACTAATAAAATATTAATAATTCCAACTATTTCGGTTAGTGGTTATACTGCTTTTCAATATCTTTATAAAGATGGGTCTTTAATTTCTGATGCTATTGGTGATGCAAGTAGTACTAGTGGTGTAGCTAGGGCGTCATTTGCTCATAGTGCTAATATTTTATCAAATATGACTCAGACTGGTATGTATTTAGATACTGCTGGAGGCACTTCAGCAATAACATATAGTATTAGATTACAACACAACCAAAATAGCACACAAACTGTGTTTGTTAATAGATCAGCAGATGATGAAGCAAGTCCAGCTATAGCAAGTTATATTTTTGCACGTTACATTTCTACATTAACTGCGGTGGAGGTGTCAGCATGATTACTTTTATGTATAATTTAATAAAAAACTGATTATGGGATTAGATCACGAAGCGATTTACAAAGCATACGCTGGAACGGTAGTTTCTATTGATGATGGTGCAGGAGCTTTTGATGCAAGCGGTAATTCTGTAAATTTAGATCAATCTCTTATAGATGCTGCAAGAGCTACTTTAGATGCTGAAGCTGCTGCTGTTAAGTATAAAACTGACAGAACAACCAACGGCTCGACTATCTATGCTTCATTTGGCGATCAGTTGGATATGTTATATAAGGATATAGTTGCTGGAACTGTCACAACATCTGGCACATGGGCTACTCACATCAAAGCTGTAAAAGACGCTAATCCCAAACCATGAGTACATTAAAAGTTAATACTATAACTAATGTCGCTGGTAATGCTGACATTGGTAATGTTGGCAAAATTTTACAAGTTGTTCAAAGTTCAACTACTACATCAGCAACAAATACAACTGTTACTTTTCAAGATACTAATTTATCTGGAACTATTACTCCTTCTTCTTCTTCAAATAAAATTTTAGTTATTGTTCAACAGCAAATGTTTTTTGCAACGGCAACTAGTGGTACTGGTGCTGGACTTAAATTACTTAGAGGGTCAACAGAAATTTACAATGATCCAGCAAACAGCACTGGTACATACGGTCAATTTATAAGTGGTGGTGGAATAACCAGTATTAATCATCATTTTGTGAGATTTATACATATTTTAGATTCTCCTAATACCACAAGTGCAACTACTTATAAAACACAATTTGCCTTGTTTGAAGTGACTACAAGTGGAACAAGTATAGTTCAAAATAATACTTCTCCACAAAATGCTAAATCGCTTATTACTTTAATGGAGGTAGCAGCGTGAATTTAGATCACAAGGCAATATTAAAAGCATATCCAGAGGTAGGGTATGTAAATGATGCTACAGGTGCATTTAAAGAAGATGGTACGCAAGTAAGTCTCGACCAAAGCAAGATCGACAGTGCGAGAGCTACACTAGATGCTGAAGCAGCGGCAACAGCTTATCAATCTACAAGACAGCCACTTTATCCTTCTCTTGGTGACTTTGCAGATGCTATGTACTGGAATAGTAAGGGAGATTCTAGTAAACTTACAGCATATTACGAAGCCTGTGAAAAGGTAAAAACAGACAACCCAAAGCCTAGTTAATTATGAGTCAACTTAAAGTTAATTCAATCGTTCCTGTCGGTGGTCTGCCAAGCGGAGCAACTGGCGGTGGAATTATACAAACTGTTACCAACTTTAAAGATAATTTCTTTTCAACAGCATCAACAAGTTATACAGATGTTACTGGGTTTAACGTCACAATAACACCTAGTTCAAATTCAAGTAAAATTTTAATACTCACTTGTTGTTCGCAACACGGCAACAATATTAACACTGTATTTTCAATGCAACTTGTTAGAGGCTCCACAAATATTGCAGTATCAAGTGATTCATCATCAGATCCTATCGCTTCAAGTATGACTACACATTACGGTAGTGAACTAACTTCGGCATATAATTGGAGCTATCATTTTATTGATTCACCATCAACAACAAGTGCAGTTACCTATAAATGGCAAGTTAAAGTAAATGCAGGTACTGGTGCTATTAACGGTAGAAGTGGTAGTAGTGGAGCTTTAGGAAGTACAAGTAGCATGACAGCAATGGAGATTACAGGCTAAATGGCAATAACACCTGGAACATATAACATGACCGTTCAAAGAAGGTCAGATCACAGTGTTCCTATTGTGTTGAAGGATAACAATGGAACGGCAATAAATTTAACAGGATTTACAGTAGCAGCACAGGTATGGGATGAATCACGTTCCACAAAATATGCAGATTGGGCTGTTACTTATACAGATAGATCAGCAGGATCTTTTTCTATAGCGTTAACAGATACCCAAACAGCGACATTCACTCCAGAAATATTAGCTTACGATGTGTTATTAGTTGATGGATCGGGTCTCA